ATGACGGCAACCTCCGATCGGCGCATGAGCTGGTCAAGCGTCAGGCTTGTATCGGCACGCGCTTCCCAGTAATCAGCGCCCCGCCATCCGTCATCGGCAAAACCGACACCAATTTCGATGTTGAGATGCTGGCTAAGCCAGATTTTCTCGGCTTCCTTGGTTGCCTTGCCATTATTCTCGTAATCATCAGCCAGGCGCTGCGGATCGATGGATCGCCCAATATTGGGCAGCACATAATGCCAGTTTCGGTGGTCACGCCAGAAATTCTGGTTCGTCTGTAGCTCAGCCGGAAATTCATAGAGAACCGGCAGGAGGATCGGAGCCGATCCACCGCGCCCGTCACGGATCTTGCGCGCCTTGTCCAGCTCAGTCCGCCAGATACCAGCCGGCTGTTCATCCGACTGGGTTGTAATCATCAGAACCTGACCGCCCTGCATCGTGATGCCGCCACCGCGGATCTGCTGCATGACTGCCGCCGCTTTGGCTTTCTTGCCGATCTCGTGCAACTCATCGATGATCGTCAGGATCGGGATTTCACCCGTAACGATGGAGGTGTCGAAGGTTTTGACATCGAGCTTGGTGCCGGTTTTGCGCCGCGTGATGCATTTGAGATGATCCTGCACCTTGAAGATGGCGTCCAACCGGCTATCCATCCGGATCATACCCTGCGCCTGATCAAAACACCGCTCCGAGATGTTCTGGCTTGGCGCTACAATCAGCATCTGCCGGTTCGGCGCTTCCTCCATGAACAGAGCCGTCAGCCCCAGAGCCGCGACATAAGTCGTCTTCGAATTCTTCTTTGGGACCATGCAGAGCAGCTCCCAAACCAGACGTCGCTTGGTTTCAGGATCTTCGCTAGCCAGAAACGCGCAGAGGATATCCCGGAACCAATCTCCACAGGCCTCGGCCAGAGACGGGTTGCCCGGAACATCGGGGAGCCGCAACCGATTAAAGAACGCCAAAGCCTTTGCAGCTTTCTCCGCATTAAGGGGAACATCTGCCATCGGTGTCTGGCCGCTCTGGATTTTCTCCCACCAGTCCGGGCATGCGAAGCGCGGAAGCGCATCACTGGATGACATTCTGCGACGCCTCGGCCTCAAGTTCCGCCATCAGATCCGCATCGGCATCCATGGCGCGCTGTTCATCAATTGCTTTCTTGCCGGGTCGAGCAGCAGAGCGCTCATCGTCGCCTGCCTTAGACCCCATGGTTTTCTCGATTTCCATGCGGTCGTTGCGTTCGATCATCGCGCCCAATTCCTTAAGCGCCGTCACGTTTCCAGCGTTGGCCTGATCCATGGCGATCTCAAAACGCCGCGCATCCAGTTGGTCGCGCATCATGCAGCGCCCTTTGAGCTCTGGACTAAAATACCGCTGAATCGTCTTTCCCGAGACACCAAGCGCGTTACCAATCCGCGTTACCGACCAACCCAAAGCCAGTAACAGCTTGACTTTATTACGATCTTTTTCTGATGGCTCATAAGGTGGCCGTCCCTTCCGGCCAAATCCTTTCCGGACAGGTTGACCGAAGAGGTCAAATTCCGTCGTCATGAGAAAAAAATCTCCAGATGAGGGGGGCGCGGGTCTGGGGCAAAAGGGGGTGTCTGACTTTCAACCCGCCCCCCTTCGAGGTGTTGCGGTTTGGTCACACCATGGGACTTGTGACATTTTGGTCACATGTCGAGGGGCCCGAATGTTTCACGGCCAATGTTTCACGCATCTTGATTGATGTCAGTGCCAGACGCCGCGTTGATGCAGGCTTGCCTGCTCTTCTTTCTGCTTTGTGCCGTCATGGCATGTCTTACAGATGCAATGCAGGTTGCGCTCATCCCAGAACTTGCGCTCATCGCCGCGATGCGGGTCGATGTGATCGCACACCAGTTTGGATGTTTGCGCTTCGATGCGTCCGCATCCCGGCGTCTGACAGGTGAACAGATCGCGTTGGAGGATTGACCATCGCAGTTTCTGCCAACGCGAGGTCTTGTACCACTTGCGCCACGGCGCACCTGCATCACGCTCGCGCTCAATCCTTTGGGCCATTGTAACCCTCATATACATATGGAAAGAGCGCCACAGGGGCGCTCAGTGTGATCGGTCATTTCTGGACATAGCTTACGCACTGGCCCTGAATCGATGTCTCTTGATTGAGACTGACAGGGCGGGGTCCGACCGGTGTACCGACCTCAGAACTTTCGTCCCCGCTGTCTAGGCGTTTTCAGAGGCTCACTTCAGGATCATCGGATAATCCGTGGGACAAATACGCTCATAAAGGCCTAAGAGATGCAAGGGGTAAAATCACCGGCCTTGGCGCGCCGAAGATGATTATCTCTACAACGGCAGTGCCGCTTCCAGCCCCGACTGGCGTCACGACATCTGCCTGAAAGCCCGCGAACGGACCCTCGACAATATCCACCTTTTTCAGATGACTGTAGAGCGAAATTGGCCTCTCATCATCGAAGAAACCTTCTTCCGCCTTCTTATTGAAATCACGTACTTTTTCCGCGTTCATCAGGAATGGATTTCCATAGCCGCCGAGCAGCTCGTAAACACCGTCGAAGCTCATTAAACCAGCCATTGCGTCATTCGTCAGAGGGCAGCGGACAAGCATATAGCCGGGTAGAACCGACTGCATTCTAGCGGGCATAAGAATACCGCGACGGCGAATTTGCTTCGCCTTTTTCATGGGGACAAGCGCTTCAATATCTCCCGCCAGCATCTCGTCGCGCACCTTTAACTCGTGGGTACTGACCCTTAGAATCATCCATGGTGCATCATCTCCGGTGCGAATCGCTGCCGCCGACCTCATCCGTGCAATTCGCTTTCGCTCAGCGATAATCTTATCAATGGCGGATGCCTGCGCCTCAGTCGGCATTCTGGCAATTGCATCTTCGATCTGAGATTTATCAATTGCCATCATTTTCACCCAATCCCCTCAATGAATTTTCAAAATCGTAGATGGCAGAAGGTCCGCCGCGCGGGCAAAAGACGACCTGCATGCGGTCAAACTCGGTAGGCCATGGCCACGCACGCCGCCTGAACTCATCTCGCCAAGCCGAAAGCATTGTCGTTCCTTGCGGCACCGGCTCCATCAACTCACCTGCGGAATGCCAGACTTTCGGAAACACGGTGCCCGTGCGTTGTTGCTGGACCTCGCGTAACCGCGTCAGTGCGGGCCAGGCTTTGGCGAGTAGCGCTCTCGGCAGGAATGGATTCTTCGCCAATTCGGTGTCCGCAGGGCCATCCAGCAGATAAGCAAACATCCTGGCCATCCCAACCGGACCATATCCAGCCGCCCAGCCCTCAGGCTTAGCTTCCGCGGCACGAGCAGCTTGAGCCTTCACAGTCTCAGCCTTTTTCAGAATCTCTGGATCGAGTGCATTCCATAGCCGATCCCGAAAGAAAGCACCCACTGGCTGTGGCTTCACTTTCCGCTCTGCTGCATCCAGCAGATACCCGTCACGCCAACGCTCAGCTTCCTTGCGTTCCGCAAGGGACAATCCTGCGAACTGGCGCTTGAT